GCGATCTGGATGAGTTGCGCGATCGCTTCGACATGGTTAGCGGTTCAAACGGAGGGCGGGTACGACCCCGTTAAATAATTTGCCTCGAAAGAAAATACCCGCCGACATTCGCTCGCTGGCAAGGGCCTACACCGACGAAGCGATCAGGCGGCTAGCTGCGCTGATGCGAAATCCCGGCGCCGATCAGCCGACCAGCACGAGCGTGCATGCAGCGCAAATTCTTTTGGAGCGCGGCTGGGGCAAGCCGCATCAGACAGTGAGCGGCGAGGACGACGGCCCGATCGAGATCATCATCAGGAAGATGCTCGATGGCAAAGATTGAACTCGACCTGCCGTTCAACGGCTGGGCGCCGCGCCCGCATCAGCGGAAGTTGTGGCGGCATCTCGCGCGTGGCGGTAAGCGAGCGATGGCGGTGTGGCACCGGCGGGCGGGCAAAGACGAAGTCTGTTTGCATCACACTGCCGTCGCCGCGTTCGAGCGCGTCGGAAACTACTGGCACTGCCTTCCCGAGTTCTTGCAAGGCCGCAAGGCGATCTGGACGGCGATTAACGCTCACACCGGCAAGAGGCGCATCGATGAAGCATTCCCACAGAAGCTGCGAGCCAACACCAACGACAACGAAATGTTCATCCGCTTCCACAACGGAAGCACTTGGCAGGTCATTGGCAGTGATCGATACGACGCCACCGTCGGCGCCGGTGTTGCAGGAATTGTCTACAGCGAGTGGGCGCTCGCCAACCCCAGCGCATGGGCCTACCACCGGCCAATGGTCGAAGAGAACCAAGGCTGGGCGGCGTTCATCACTACTCCCCGAGGACGCAATCATGCGCTCGCCATGTTTCGCCATGCCGAGCAGTCGCCCGACTGGTTCGCCGAACTTCTCACCGCCGAGGATACCGGCGCCCTCACGCAAGCTGCTCTCGCTGCGGCGCTGAAGGAGTACACGGCGCTCTACGGCATGGACGTCGGCACGGCGCAGTACAAGCAGGAATACTTCTGCGACTGGCAAGCGGCGATCTTGGGCGCCTACTTCGCGTTCGAGATGGCACAAGTTCGCAGCGAAGGCCGCGTCATCGCGGTTGAGGCCGACCCCGATCGGCCGGTACATCGAGCGTGGGACTTGGGCGTGCGCGACGACACCTCGATCTGGTGGTGGCAGGTGCAGGGAGCGCAGCCGATCATCCTCGACCACTACGCGGCCAGCGGCGCCGGTGTCGATCACTTCGCCGTTGAGATCGAGAAGCGCCGTGACATTCACGGCTGGAAGGACGGCACCGACTGGGTGCCGCACGACGCCAAGGTGAAGGAGTTTGGCACCGGCAAGACGCGGGTCGAAAGCATGCAAGCGCTGGGGCTGCACCCGATGCTGGTGCCGTGGGCGACGTTCGCCGACGGCATCGAGGCGGCGCGGCGCACGCTGCCGCTGTGCGTGTTTCACCCGCGCACCGAGGAGACCGGCATCGCCGCGCTGGAGCAGTACCGGCGCGAGTGGGACGACGAGAAGAAGGCGTTCAGGGCGACCGACGTTCACGACTGGACGGCGCATCCGGCCGCATCGTTCCGCTACCTGTCGCTGGCGTGGCGTCAGGCCGATCGGCGCGAGGTGGTGGTGCCGAAGCAGGAAGGCTGGACCATACCGCCGCCACCGGACGATCGCAGGGGGATGAGGCTGTGAGGAAGCTGCGGGGCATCGCGATGTGGCTGGTGGTGCATGTCCCTTTAGGCCCATTGACGCCGCACCTGCTGGCGTTTGCTCTGGGCGCGAGATCGTATCGCAGGGTTGATGGAGAGCGGTGATGGCGATTAAGACGGCGCTGACGTTCGAGGAGAAGGTGACGGCTGCGTACCTGCATCACGCGCAGGGCGTCGATCAGCATGTGATCGCGATGGCGATGGGCGTCAACATGGGTCGCGTCAACGAGGCCTGTGTCGCCGTCCGTAAGGCGCTGACGCCGAACAGTGCGCCCGGCAATGTCACTCAACTAAAAGAGAAGCGGGCATGACACTGGCTGAGGCCCTCGTGAAGCAGCAGCCGCACCTCGCCGGTGATCCGCTGATCGCGCTGCTGGAGGCGAACCCGGAGCAGACCGAGTTGCTGCTGCCGGTGCTGGTGCTGTCCACGCTCCAGTACAACGAACTCAAGCGCATGGTGCCGAAGAGCGCCAAGCAGATCGATCGCGTGGCGCGTCAGGTCACCAAGCACAAGCTGGGGGATTACGATGGCCGAAGCTGAAGAGCCAAAGGGCGCCGCCGCTGACGACATCAGGCACGACGACCTAGAATATAATCCCAAGCACGAGCCTGAGAAGGCTAAGGCGTGGCTCAACCTGCTGTCAGAGAGCGAGAAGGCCTTCGAGAAGTGGAACGACCACTGCGACAAGATCGACAAGCAGTATGCCAACCTCGAGCGGCTGTCCGGCATGGCGCGGGACAAAGAGTTCCAGATGTTCTGGGCCAACTGCGAGGTGATCAAGCCCAGCATCTACGCCAAGCCGCCGGTGCCGGTGGTGGTGCCGAAGTTTAAGGACCGTCGCCCGGTTTACCAAGCCGCCAGCGAACTGATGGAGCGCTGCGCGGTAGTGGCGTTCGACCTAGCGCATATTGATGAGTTGATGAAGCTGATCCGCGACGATCTCGCGCTGATCGATCGTGGCGTGGCGTGGTGCCGCTACGAGAGCGGCAAGGACAGCGGCGCGTACTACGACAGCGAGCGTGTCTGCATCGACTTCAAGAACCGGCGTGACTTCCTGCATTCGATCTCGCGCAACTGGAACGAGGTGACATGGGTTGCCGCCGCCAGCTATCTGACGCGAGGCGAGGCCCGCAAGCGGTTCTATAAAACGTCAAAAGACGAGTACCAGAAGGCCGAGTACAAGGCCGACAAGGATGGCAAGGAAGTCGGTGGCGCCGACAAGCGCGAGCGGGCGAAGTTCTGGGAGGTCTGGAGCAAGACTGAGCGTCGCGTGGTCTGGGTGGCCGAGGGCTGCGAACTGATACTGGACGAGGACGATCCGCACCTCGAACTGGAAGGGTTTTTCCCCTGCCCAAAACCGGCTTACGGCACGGTGCAGCGCGGCTCGCTGGTACCGGTGCCCGACGTCCTTCAGTACAAGGACCAGCTTGACGAACTCAATCTGCTCACCGGCCGCATCCACGCACTGAGTGATGCGCTGGAGGCGAAGGGTTTCTACCCGGCCGGTGGCGCAGAACTGGGCGATGCGGTGCAAGCCGCCATCAAGGCGAAAACGCCGGGACGCATGTTGGTGCCGATCTCCAACTGGGCTGCATTTGGCGGCAGCAAAGAGGTGATCGTCTGGTTGCCTATCGACATGATCGCCCAGACCATCACGGCGCTGGTCGCGCTCCGCAAGCAGGTGATCGAGGACATCTACCAGATCATGGGGCTGTCCGACATCATGCGCGGTGCCACCGACCCGCAGGAGACGCTGGGGGCGCAGCAACTCAAGACGCAGTACGGCTCGACCCGCATCCGCGACAAGCAGCAGGAACTGGTACGGCTGGCGCGTGACCTTGTGCGGATTTCAACCGAGATTATCACCGAGAAGTTCGACGCCGTCACCATGATCGAGATGTCGCAGACGCAGTTGCCGACACAGGCAATGGTGCAGTCGCAGATGGCGCAGGTGCAGCGCCAGATGCAGATCCAGCAGCAACAGGCCGGGCAGATGCTCCAGCTTCCACAGGCGCAGCAGATGGCGCAGCAGAAGCCGGAGATGGCGCAGCAACTGACGCAGCAGTTTCAGCAGATGCAGCAGCAGGGCATGGACACGATCGCCAAGCTGCGCGAGAAGCCGACGATCGAGCAGGTGCTGACGTTCGTGAAGAACCAGCGCATGAAGTGCTTCGTTCTCGACATCGAGACCGACAGCACCATCATGGCGGACGAGAACGCCGAGAAGGAGAAGCGCACCGAGTTCATTCAGGTGTTGGGAGGACTGATCACGCAACTGTCGGCGATGATCGCGGCAGAGCCAAAGACCGCAGAGTTCGCTGGAGAGATCATCAAGTTCGCCACTGCGCCGTTCCGCGCCGGACGCCAGCTTGACGGCGCGATCGACGATCTCGTCAACCAGATGAAGGCGAAGAGCGACCAGCCCAAGCCGGACGATCCGCAGACGCTCAACGCCAAGACGCTCATTCAGGTCGAGACCATGAAGAACGAGCGTGCCAAGGAAGCCGATCAGGCCACCAACAAGCTGAAGATGGCCGAACTGGAGCAGCGCGACAATCACAAGAAGATGGAGTTGCTCAACCAGCAAGCCATCGAGCGCATGAAGCTGAACGCCAAGGCTGGCGACCAGCAGGTCAAGATGCAGGTGCAGAACGAGAAGCGGATGGAGAACCGCGAGGCGCATCAGGCCCATATGATGGAGCAGGAGAACGAAGGGCGCCTGAAAACGTGGCTGGCGAGCGCCAAGATTGCGGAGGTCAACGCCAAAGCGGCAGACCGGCAAGCCGCCGCAGCCGACCGCCGTGCCCAGCAGCAGTTCAAGCTGACGCAGCCGAGGGGTGGAGGCGGTGGAGGGCTGATCCCGTGAGTTGGCGCGATCGCATTGCACGCGCTGTCGCGCAGGGATTTACCCGCGAGGCGTATCGCGGCGAGGGCGTGCCGATCGCGGGGCGAAGTTTTATCGTCGGGCACCCGAGCCGCTACGATACCGGCTTCCTTGGCGGCAACGCGATCTATTCGACAAACGCGCCGCGACTGGCGAACGACTACTCGACGTTCAAGGCGGCGAAAGAACTCGACCCGTCGCCAAACGTGATGCCGCTGAGAGTGAAGATGGAGAACCCCTACACGATCACCGGCGACGAGAAGGCCAAGATCGCGCAGAAGAACCTGTTCGACCGCGACGCTTGGTTGCAGGACAAGTACGACAAGGGCCACGACGGCGTGGTCGTGAAGTACGGCGGCGGCTACGAGGAATATCTGGCACCACCGGAGCAGTATCGGTCACGCTTCGCGCAGTTCGACCCCGACAAAACGAACGTCAACGATCTGCTCGCCGGTTTCGCAGCAACTGTCGGCGTCCCGGCAATAGGCGCAGTTGCCGCGCAAGACCAGTACGGAGCCGTCCAGTAATGCCGCGTGACGCTTACTCAATGATGGGCGGGCTGGCCGAGATGGCTGGCGATTATCTTGACGAGCGCCGCATGCAGCCGCCGCCGACGGACGCGGCGTGGCCGCAGCAAGCGCTGGCGTCACCAAGCGACCCGGCACCGTGGCGCCCTGAGCCGACGCGGCTGGCGAAGTGGCCCTACGAGCCGCCGCCGGTCACCGGCACGAGCCTTGAGCAGCAGAGTAGCATCGACGCCGCTGACGCTGCCGCCTACCAGACGCAGTCACGCTACCGCAACGCTCTGGCGCGTGATCCCGAGAGCAACAAGATGGGCGCCCTCGCCGAACTGGTGGCGCCGCAGACGCCGCTCGACTACGCCCTGCTGGCGTCAGGCCCGTTGCGCGTGGCGTCGGTGCCGGTGCGGGCGGCGATCTACGGCGGAGCCGCCGCGCTCGATCCGACCGAGGCCAAGGCGGCGCCGTGGAAGAAGCTGATCTCCGCTACCAGCGTCTATGATCTGGCGAGGCCTGACCCGCTTTCCTACCATCGCATTTCCAACCGCAAGCTGACCCGCCCGCTGGAGGACATCCCGATCGAGATGACTGGCGAGCGCCCGACGGCAGACATCATCAGGCCGGAAAAGATGGAAGGCAGCGTCATCACGCCGCTGGTTGGCGACCCGACCAGCGCCGGGATGAGCATCACCAGTATCGACAAGATACCGCTGACCTACCCGCTCAACACTTGGGGAGGTCACGGCTACATCCGCGAGACCGGCGGCTACGCCAACGACGCTAGCATGGCGACCACCTATGCCAACCGCGTCAAGCAGTTGCAGGAGAAGTTCGACACCGACCAGATCATTGGCACGCACATGAAGATGGGGGCGCAGTCCGGCGACTTCTCGCACCACACATGGTCGGCGCTGGCCCGCATGCTGCCGAACGCCGGGATGTCGAAGAAGGAAGTCGCCGCGCTCGACAGCGCCATCGAGGACAGGCTCAGCAAGGTGCCGCAGCCGAAGGGCGAGAAGCGGCCAGAGTTCCCCGGCGTCAAGTCAGACGGCCTCGAACAGCATCTCGCGTCGCAGCCCGACCCGTACCGCAAGGCGTTCATCACCGCTGTCGAACAGAGCGAAGGCAAGATCGGAAACGTGCCGGACGTCGTCGCCGTCCGCAAGGCGATCACCGACCCCGACCTGCTCTATGCTCCGGCAGGTTCGTCGGGCCTGTCGATGACCCGCCTGACCGGCGGCGTCGAGCGCGGCACGCACCCGGATTTTCCGCGACATCTGATGGGCGAGAACCCGATCAGCCTTGGCGCTCCGCTGCGGCAGGAAGTGGTATTTCCAGACATCGTGAAGAACTTCGACCGCACGCAAGATCCGCCGTTCTGGGCGCGTAAGATGTACATACCGCCTTCCGGCATTCCGCACGCGCAAGTCGCTACACCGCGATGGGTCGATGATGTATCACGCTATCAGGAGAACGTCGGCCAGATGGGTGAACTGGCCGCGTTCAACAAGTACGTTCTCGACCGCTTTGGATGGAAGTAACCAGAGGAGGGCAGCATGGCCCAGAGTGAAGCTACCGTCACCGTCGCCAACCCTACGCCGCCGACCAACATCTCCTGCGTCAGCCCCGGCTCCGCGCCGTCCGCTGACGGTCTCGCGCAGATCGGCGCTGGCGTCCCGGTCGCACCGACCGCGATCGCTACGCCGGTCTCAGGCCCAGCCGCCGAGGCGACCGGCACCGTGGTGATTGACACCGACCCCGGCGGGACGTCGATCAGCGTCATGGGCAACTTCACCGCTACGCCGAACGGCAGCCACGCCACGATGGCGGCACCTGCGGTGAATGCCACCATCACCGGCCTCGTACCGGCAACGCAGGTAGGAGTTGGCGGCTCAGGGTCGCTCACGGTTAACGGCACCGGCTTCACGCCGCAGTCCGTGGTCAGCGTCAACGGCGTGCCGCAGACGACGCAGTTCAACAGCGCCACGCAACTCAAGGTGCTGAATGCGCCGAGGAGGAGCAGCGCAGGAAACTTGCCGGTTATTGTGACGACCGGCTCCTACTCTACTGCGGCAACGAACTGGGCGTTCACATGAGCATCAAAAGCATCAACGAGCCGTTGGGACCGGGCCGGACGACGATGGTCCTCCCTGCCTCCATCAACGAGCCGCCGTCGGTTGACGATTTGCCGCCGGACGCAATCCCCGAGCCGACCATCACTTCGCTGTCACCGGACGGCGCGGTGCTGGGCGAACCCAGCTTCACGATGTTCATCAGCGGCAGCAATCTGTTCGCTCAGAGCGTTATCGTGTTTGCCGGGCAGGACGAGCCGACGACGCTCAACGCCGATGGAACGCTCTCGACCGGCATCAACATGGACGTCTGGCATGGGCCAGACACCGTGCAGGTCAGCGTCAAGAACGGCAGCAAAATGAGCAACGAACTGCCGTTCACGTTCGCTGCGCCGACAACCAGAGGAGCGAGACATGGCAAGGGAGCCAGAGCATAAGACGCCGGAGCCTAAGACGGAGGCGCCGAAAACACCGGACACCACCAACACCCCGGTGAGCATCAACGAGCCGCCGGGATCGGGAGCGGTGCCGGAGGATCAGAAGCCGGACGACAAGCGATCGAAGAAGTAGGAGACAGACATGGGCATGCCGGTCGTTACGGTAGCAGCGGGCGGCATGCCTGTTGTCGATGTCACGGCGACCAAGCCGGACCTTGGAATGCCGGTGACGGAGGCGGCGAACAAGTATGGCGTGGCGGTGACCAAGGTCGCGGTCTACGGACTGCCGGTGACCTTCGTGGCGCCGCCGCTTGTTTCACGAGAAACAAATGACAGCGAAGCTGACCGAAGTGGCGCCGGGAAAGTGGCGCATCGACAAAAGGCAAATCGCCCCAGCGCGAAGTGATCTGGCGGTGCCCTATGTCATTAGCGACACTATGGAGCCGACTGAGCAGGTGGATGGGCGGTTTTACACTTCAAAGGCCACCTTCCGCGCCGTCGGCAGAGCGCACGGCCTCATCGAGGTCGGAACTGAGAAGTTCAGGCCCAAAGAACGCGCGACGGCGGGCCGGAAAGAAAAAGAGGCCAGACGAGCAACGCTGAAGAAGGCGCTCGAGCGCTACAAGGCAGGGCATCGTGCCAAGCACCTCGCCTAGACAGAAGAAGTTCATGCGGATTGCGGCGCATGACGCCGAGTTCGCTGCCAAGGCTGGCATCAGCCAGTCGGTGGCGCGGGACTTCTACCGCGCCGACAAGCGACGCGACACGATCAGGAAGGCGATCCGCAGAGTACGAAACGGGAATTGATCTAGATCAACAGCCGCTCAGACCGGCAGGGAGTTTCAAATGTCCGACACCAACATTGCGCCTCCAGCACCGGCGTCAGCACCGTCAGCACCGGCACCGTCCACCGGCGAGGTGGTGATCGACCAGAACCCGGCCAGCGCACCCAAGCCGGTTGGGCCACAGGCGCCGGACGCGCCGGTCGGAGATCTGGAGGGCGGCAAGGGACGTCCGCCCAGTCGCCGTGAGGCCATCCAGAAGGCTTTCGAGCGGGCCAACGTCGAGGAGCAGCCCGAGCATAAGAAAGTGGTCAAGCGCGGCATGGGCGACAACAACCCGCCCGAGACTATGGAGAAGGAAAAGGGCGAGAAGCCGGAGGCGAAGAAGCCGGAGCGGTATCGGGAGGGTGGCCGCTTTGCGAAGGCGCCGGATCAGGCGGAGGCGGGGCGTCAATCAGCGCGTCAGGCGCCAGACGCCGGTAAACCATCCGCGCCGCTTCCCGAAAATGCGCCTTATAGAGAGCCGCCACCGCGATTTTCCGAGCGCGGTAAGCAGGAGTGGGCGTCGGCACCAGAAGGAGTGCGCGGCGAGGTCTATCGAATGGCGAAGGAGTTCGATGGCGCATACCGGCAGTACCGTGGCGACCATGAGGAGATGAACACCATACGCCATTTCCACCAGATGGCGAGCCAGCATGGCACGACGCTGGCGCGGGCGCTCACGAACTACGTCGGCATGGAGCAGAAGCTGCGGCAGGATGTCGTCGGCGGTCTCGACGTCATCATAAGCAACCTGAACCTGCGGACGAACGAGGGGCACAAGCTGACGCTGCGCGACGTCGCCTATCATATTCTCCAGCAGAACCCCGATCAGCACCGGCTCATCCAGCAGGGCAACGCGCAACAGGCGCAGACGCATCAGATCGGCCAACTGCACCAGATCGTGCAGTCTCTTGCGCAAAACGTCCAAGCAATGCAGACTGAGAAAGTATTCGGTCAAACACGGTCAGCCGTGGATCAGTTCGCTGACACGCATCCGAGGTTTGACGAATTGGGCGACCTGATAGAACAGGAACTTAAATTCGGTTTCGACCTCGAGACCGCGTACCTGAGAGCCGAAAGGCTCCGCCCCGCTTCAGGACGAGCGGCTCAGACCCGCAACGGCACACCGGCTCAGACCCGATCAGACAAGTCGATTTCCGGCGCTCCAGATGCTGGCCCCTCAGAAGGGCAGCGGCGGAAAAGCGATAAACCGATTGGCCGACGCGAAGCCATTTCAAACGCAATAAAGCGGGTGAATGGCAGCGTCTAAATTCTGAGGACGGCAGATGCCGAACATCAACGCTAATGCTGCTTATCAGCAGATACTTTCGATGGCGCTCGAAGATCGTTCGAGCGGATACCAAGATCTCGTGTCGGCGAACAACGCTCTGCTCGCCGTCATGCGGCGTAAGGGCCTTTGGCAGACATATTCGGGTCCGCGCATTCGACAGACGCTCCAGATCGCCAAGCAAGTCGCGCAGTGGTACAGCGGCTACGACCAGTTGCTGAACCCCGCCATCGACCTGTTCAACGATGCCTACTTCGACCCGAAGATGGTCGTCGTTCCTGTCATCCTTTCGATGCAGGAAATCCTGAACAACGAGGGCGAGGCCCAGTTGATGGACGTCTACGACAGCTACATCGACGCCGCCGAGCGCTCGCTGGAAGATGTCATGGACGCCGCGCTGTACTCCGACGGCACCGCCAATGGCGGCAAGCAACTCACCGGCCTCGCGACTGCGGTGCCGATCGTCACCAACAGCGGATTGTACGGCGGCATCGATCGCACCAACGCGATCTGGCAGACCAAGGCGTACGATGCGCAGACGATGGCGACAGCTATCGGCACGCAGGTGCTGTCAACGACTATCCGCCCGATGCTCAACTTCATCATGACCAAGCAGTCTCGCGGCAAGGACTACGCCGACCTGTTGATCATGTCGCCCGAGCATTACGCGGCCTACGACGCGGCGACTGTCGCCATCCAGCGGCAGACCAACGAGACTTCTCTGGGCAAGCTGGGCTTTTCTTCAGTCGAGTATATCGGTGGCGGCAAGCGGGCCGAGATCGTCCTCGACGGCGGCATTGGCTCCAACATGCCAGCAAATACGACCTTTGGGCTGAACACCGACAGCTTCCGGCTGCGGTACCACCCGAACAGAAACTTCGACAACCTGTTCGACGGCGAGGGCCAGATGCCCATCGATAAGGACGCCATCGCGCAGTTCATTGGCTGGATGGGTGAGTTGACGCAGGTCAACCCGCTCTTCAACTGGCGCTTCTACGACAGCAACCCGGCCACCTAGCTTCGGAGGTCACTCCGAAAAAACTGGAGCCGTCATCGTCACCAGTCCCGAAAACAGGTGTCCCTAACCCCCGATGACGGCTCCAGCCCCATTCCCTCAGACGGAGAATTGAAAATGCCAAAAGATCCCGATGAAGCAGTAGTCGCGCTGTTCAAGCATCACGCGATCAAGAACGAGGACAGGTCGGCGAAGGAAGGCCGACCGATCTATGACGACATGGAGATCGTTGAGATCCGTTTTCCCGGCTCGCGCAGCGTGTCGGTATTTCCGGCGACGGCATTCTCGCACTGGATGAACGACCCGACGACTGGCGAGCAGACCCGCGTCACCTATGCCGAACGGTTTTCGCGCCAGTATCAGCAATTTAAGTCGCACACCGCACAGACCAAGAGCGGCACGCCGCTCCAGCATGTGCCCTTTCTCACCGAGGCCCGTCGGGCCGAACTTCGCGCCCTCAACATCTACACTGTGGAGGCGCTGGCATCTGTCGATGGGCAGGAACTGAAGAACCTTGGTCAGGGAGGTCGCGACCTAAAAAACAAGGCGCAGGAGTTCATCGCCGAGAGCCGACAGGGCGCTCCGAATGCGGCGCTACTCGCCGAGGTCGAGGCGCTCAAGGCCCGCAATGCCATCCTCGAAGAGGATGCCAAAGTGCGGCAGAGCGAAGGTGGCGATCCTTTCGAGAACATGACGCTCGATATGCTGCGTGACTTCATTGCGACCAATACCGGACGCGCACCCCACGGTTCGCTCAATCGCAAGACGCTCGTGCGGATGGCGACGGAGGCACAATCCAAGGTGACCTGATGACGTTACTGTCGGTGACGAAGGATGTCTGCGCGGCAGTCGGCGTTCTGATCCCGCCGACTTCCGTATTTATCAGCATCACCGGCAACCGCACGATGCAGGAGATGCTTTCGCTCGCCAACGAGATGGCGCAGCGCATCTCGTACGACACCCGCGAGTGGACGGCGCTGAAGGTGCTGGCGACCATGACCGGCGACGGCATCAAGACTGCCTTCGACCTCCCGGCGGACTACAAGCGCATGCTGCTCACGGCAAACGTCTGGCGCTCCACGCAGACGCAGTTCCCGATGCGCTTCATCGTTGACACCGATGAGTGGATACAGCGCCGGGCGCAGGGCAACTACGACACTCGCGGCGAGTGGACGATCATGGGCGGGAAGATGCACATCCAGCCTGTGCTGAAGGTCGGCCAGACTGCGACGTTTGCCTACCTGCACAAGAACTGCATCACACTCGCCGCCGGAGGCGCCGGTGACGCCTTCATGGCCGACGGCGACAGCTTCGTGCTGGGCGACCGGCTGCTGAAGCTGGGCATGATCTGGCAGTGGAAAGCGTACAAGGGCACGCCTTACACCGAGGACATGGGGACGTACGGCGACGCCCTCACGATGGCGATGGGGACTGACCAGCCAGCGCCGATCTACATTGGCCGCACACCGATCTCCGCCAACGCCGCCACTGCCTATCCATTCCCGGCGCCGACGCCATGAGCCTTCACCAAGCATTTCGCAGGGTGCCGGTGCCGCCGCAGATGGCACAACGCTCGACGCCGTACATCATCCCGGCGCCGACACGCGGCATCGTGCAGAGCGAGAACTACACCTTCATGCAGCCGGGTGCCGCCATCATCTGCGACAACTGGGTGCCGACCATGCGCGGCGTCAAGCTGCGCGGCGGCTGTACACGCTGGTGCGCCCTGCCTGAGCAACTGCCGGTCGTTTCAGGTTTTGAGTACAAGAGCGCCACTACCGAGAAGATGTTCGCTGCTAACGACACCAAGCTGTACGACGTAACTACAAGCGTACCGGTGCTGGTCAAGGGCGGACAATCGTCCGGTAACTACGCCGCCACCCAGATGGCGAATGCCGGTGGTGACTTCCTGATCGCCGTCAACGATCGCGGCGACCCGCCGCTGCGCTTCGACGGCACGGCGTGGATCGTCCTCAACGGTGGGCAGATCACCGGACCAGCCGGTACGCCGGTCGCTGCCGGGGAGAACCTCGTCTACGTCTGGAAGTATCGCAGCCGCCTGTTCTTCATCGAGGCCGATAGCATGAATGCTTGGTACCTCGATGTGAACTCGATACAGGGCGCCCTTCAGGTTATTCCGCTTTCTGGCGCCGCCAACAAGGGCGGCAAGCTGGTGTTTGGCGC